GGTAGGTGCCCTTTATCGGAGAGTTTGTCAACCGTGCTGCGAAGAGCCTGCAAAGCTGGCGTGTTCCTAAGAAAAGAATCGATGAGCCTTTGCCCTTCCTTGGCTGAACCACCAACAATCGACCCGATTTTGGTAGCCCCTGCGCCATAGAGGAATGCATAGATAAACGTTTTGGCTTGCGCCCTTGTAGATAACCCCGCAGCTTGCTGGTTCTTGGTATGTACATCAGTTCCCAAATCCTGCGAGCCTTCCGTGACCGTTTTAACATAATCCTGATCCTTCATGTAGTGAGCCAACATACGCAACTCTAACCCGCTTGCATCAGCACCAACCAATTTATAGCCCCTTGGCACGGTGAAGAGGCCACGGCAGTCCTCACCATAGGGAGAACCCACGGAAGGCACCTGGGCCATATTAGGGCTGTGGTGTGTCATTCGTCCCGTGACTGCTCCGTTGGTGATGACTTTACCGTGAATCCTGTGGTCGTCTGTCGTATTCTCAATCCACGACTCAACCATAGCCACCCGTTTCTGAAGCAATAGGTATTCTGCGATTGCTTGGGCCTCTGGAATATCAACATTTGCAAGAGTTGATTCATCGACAATCACTTGACCTTTTTCGGTGTGCTTGGTCGGCTTCCAACCCTTTTCTTGGAGGCGCTTGGCGATTTGCTGCCTCGAGCCGGGGTTGAAGACTTCGATATCGTCCTTGAGTTTTTTTCCAGTTTTCTCTGAATAACGCTCGGTTGTGATTGGAGGAAAGATGAACTGTAGGGATGCCTCAATTGTGCCCATTTTATCTTTAAGTCCTGCCAGAAGTACCATAGCTTTTGGCAAATCGAATTTAAAACCGTTTCGCTCTTGCTTATAGATGATGGCTGCGACTTTGTGTTCGAGGTCGATACTTTCTTGCGAGAAACCATAGTTGTCCTTCTCCTTTAAAAGTTCAAAGTAAGTTAACTCCAGTACTTCTACATCACGCCTGCAATACTTCTCAAGCAAACCCATGTGTGGCTTGTCAAACGGTAGAGTGCTCTTCTTATCAAAAGAGAGTTTGTTGATCCTGTGCCATACCCTCTTGTAATCTATCTTCTTCCTTCCTAGCCTGTTGCCCCAACTTTCTAGGCTGTGTCCGTTTTCTCTGTTTGGACTCATCAGCCTTGACATGACTAGGGTGTCTATGCACATCGACGGAGTTATCTTCGTATTCCATAGCCTGTTCAAGATTGGGAAGTCGAAGTTGATTCCGTTGTGCGCTACTACTTGTGGTTGTGCCTCTAACATTTTTAATAAAGTGTCTGCCTTGTGATGACATCTAACTTCTCCGCTTCTTAGTTCCTTTGTTACGCATAGGTGGATCTGGCTCAACTGGGAGTTTGTCTCTATGTCCAGGAAAACTATCGACTTCTGTCCAGCTTGATTCATCTTCGCTCTTCTTTAGTAATTTGCCGTCATCTGTTAATAGGTACAACGTCAGGACACCACTCTTATTTATTACGCTTGTAACGCTTATCGGCTTCATTTGCTATCCTCCTTAACTCTGAAGCTGCTACCACAAATGCCTTCTGTGTATCATCCATCGTAGGCCACTGCTCAATCTCTGACATCAGTCTAAAGCAGGCAATACAATATACACCTGTTTTATCAACTTTGCAAATGGTTTTACATGGACTCATTTGGTGGTGTTCTGCAGGTTTATCAGTTCTGTGTTTAACTTGAACACCAAGGCATCTAGGGTACGATTCTCATCCTCAAGCCTTTCCATCCTAGCCCTCATCATAGCGTTCTCACGCTCTAACTCGGCACAGTAGGCAGACACATAAGCATCCAAGTCAGCCTTAGTTTTTATGTAGTCTAATGGGTTGTAGGGACTAAGTTCAACCTCATAGGGCACACCAGACACTCGTTGCTTAGACATTTAATCCTCCTTATAAGCCAGCCAAAAGGCGAAGATAACGACAAATAACAGAAAAAGCAGGTAGTTAGTCATTTTGTAGCCATCCAATAAAGACCTACGTTAGAAAAGGCATAACCGGCATACACCACCAGAAGAGCAATGTTACCCTTCATACCCTGTTCTGCTGCGATGTAGGCATAGATGCAGCCGGTTACGATGATCAGCCAACTGCTCATGCTTGCTTCAGCAGTGCTAGGCAGTCTTCAAGTGCATTCATCAGTGCCTGCCTTTCAGGATTGTGGGCATCAGAGTATTTTCCACTGACCTGCCTTAGGTCAATAAACTCTAGCACCAAGTCTTCCAGCTTCTTATCGATGCTCATAGCAGGAACGTTGCCGTCATCAGTAAAAATAAAACACTCAACATTACCACTATCGCCCAGTCCAACACAGGTATCCACCTCCAGTTCTAGTTTCATTTTAGATAGTCTCCATAGATTTTTAAAAAGTCCATTACTTCACGCTTTGCATCAGAGTCGAGCAAGTGTCCATAATCTTCAGGATGATTAAACTTGCTAATCAGTTTAACGGCAACCTTGATCTGTGCTGTCAGTTCCTCGTTAACCTCTTCAACTTCTTTGATGCGCTCTTCTAGCTGCTCAAGAGCACTGTAGTCAAGAGTGTCGTAGTCAGCATCGTTCCAATAGTCATAAGAATATTCAGTCATTTCAAACCTTTCAGTATTGATGATATAAAAGCAAAGCAACCTATCAGTAGTGCGGATGTCATAGTGCCTCCTTAGTTTTTCCGTCATTAGCAAATTCGCCGTGGTACTTATGTCTAACGTCTTTTAACAGTGCCTCTGCTTCTTCTACTGTGTCGCACTGCTGATGAAAAACATTCTTGCCGTTAACTCTTATTCTTGCAATCCACTTCTGTGCTCGTGAGTACCAAAAAACATTCTTAACACCACTTTTATTATTCTTATACTTCCTAGTATTAAAACCGTTTTGCGAGATAGTGGCTTTCCTTAAGTTTTCTATCCTGTTGTCTAATGGGTTTCCGTTGATGTGGTCTAGGTACTCAGGCAAGAATCCATGATGATAAAGAAAGATTAGCCGGTGCAACAGGTACTCTTTACCATCAATTTTAACACGCCAATATCCTGTTATCTTCTGTATGCTTCCTGCTTTCTTGCCTGTAAGTCTCTTTAATCCCTTGTCTACTTGCCAATAAAGCCAGCCGTCATCGTAAGAAAATAGTTCTTTAAGATAGTCTTGGTTCATAGTGCGGCCTCCGTTATCTCATTCATGCGGCCTGTGTGCTTATCGTAGAGAACGGCACAGGCTTTACCAGTCTCTCCGCTATAGCGGTTCTTAATAACCCTGACCCTGGTCGTATTGCGCTCAATTGGGTCTTCATGCTGTGCTGCTCTTTCCAATCCTAACACCATATCAGCCAATTGTCCAATACTTGCCGAACCCCTTAATTGGGACAGGCTAGTGGCTGCGCCCTCTTCATGGCCTTTACCCTCTGGCCTGCGGAGATGGGACACCACAAACAAGGCCACCCCTGTTTCCTGAACAATCATCCGCAGCTTGGTCATAATCTCATCGATGGCTTTGCGCTCGTCTCCATGATCTTGCGCCGACACCACAATAGACACATGGTCGAGTAAAATATACCGACACTCAAGCCCCTTTGCAAAATATCTAACCCTGTTGATAATATTATCAATAGCTGTTGAACCAAAGCAATCATAAAAGTAAAGGCGATTACTGCCCAAAGTTTTATCGAACGCTTCACGCTTTTGCCTGTCATCAATTTCCACCTCCGCTAAGTGTAATGGTTTGTTTACTGCCAAAGACATGATTGACAAGGCAGTCCGCTTAACCGACTCTTCGAGGAACATAATCCCGATATTATCCTTAGTCTCGCACAGCAACTGCCATATCACTTCACGAATAAACTGTGATTTGCCAAGGCCGGAGCCAGCGGTCACCACCACCATCTCTTGCTGTCTGATACCGCCTGTCATGCCATTGAGGCCTGCATACGGATAGTGCGCTTGTGCCTTGGGCAAGGGCTGCATAACCAACTCGAACAACTCAGAGCCAGCAACTATGCCATCAGGCACATAAGTCTCTGCCGCCCACCATGCCTTAACGAAGTCCGCAGATTTGTTGTCCTTGAGATAGTCGCAAGCATCCTTGAACCCTTTGCCCATCTTCATAATCTTGACCTTAGAACCGAATAGGTCAGCAACGGCTAGAGCTGCTTCCTGCCCAGGTTCATCAGCATCAAAGGCAAGCACCACAGTCTCAAAGCTGTCGATATACTCGAATTGGGCTTGGCAATCCTTTACAGCCGATTGTGCCCCGTTCTTGATACTAACCACAGGATACAATGAGCCTGTCATCTGAAAAGCCGCTAGAGCATCTAATTCACCCTCACAGATGGTTAAATATTTACCACCGGCAGGATACCGATTCTGCCCGAACAATGTAGCCTCTTTAATGTTGCCTTGACTTCGGAATTGCTTGTCTGCCACGGATCTGACCTTGAAAGCTACCTCAGTGCCTCTGTCATCACAGTAGGGATAATAATGCTCTGTCCCTGATTGTCTGACACCATAGGCTTCACAGGTGGATTTTGTGATACCTCGCTCAGGTATGCTTAGGAATTGACCGCTAATGCCCTTTATAGGCTCTACAACGGGTTTCTGAGTCATCGGTAGTACCTTACCCCTTCCTTGGTCAGCAAAGCCGTCTGAGGCCCTGCTATGGGTTTTACAGTTAAAACAGTATTCAGAGCCGTCAGAGTACACAGCACGGGCATCAGAGGAGCCACAGCCCTCACAGGCTATGTGTTTTACAAATTTAGACTGAGTTTGCATTGATCCTAGTCCTTTCCTCTGCCAATCGGTCAATGATTGCCAAAAGGGCAACACAAGTACCAGATTCTGGCTTAGTGCGCTTCAGGGCTTCGTAGACATCGTTTAACAAGGTCTCAATGTCAGTAGAGCCATGCGCTAATAGGTCAACACAATCAGAAACACAAAACCAATAAATTCTTTCTAAGTCATCATTTTCCATGTAGTCCTACCTTTCTTTATTGTCTCTATAGAGTAAAGAATTAAAATCTTTATTAAAGTCTTTTTCAATATAGACTATTTAGTCAATATAGTCTTTAATAGCAAGAATCGTGCCAACCCTCACCTGTCCCGCCATTGATCGTCAGAATAGTCCTCAATATCGAAATTGCCAGCTAAGGGGTCTAAATCGCTCTCAGTGCCCTCGTCTGTTTCGTCGGCCTCAGACATCAGGGAAACATTACCGACGGCTACAAGGTCTGTTTTAATCGATTTCAAGCACTGTTTGCACATGGATAGATAATCCCGTGTATAAACTGACCTGATTGTTGTCTCATAATCGGTTAATGCTTCATTACAGGATCTGCATCTCATGGTGTCCCCTTTTTAATACATAGGGCATCAAAGGCCTGCATTGATTCGCTAAAATAGGTATCTCTCAATAGATCCTTTTCATAAGCCATCTGTAGCCTTTTTTGATCTTCGGCCTTTACCACATAATAGGCAAACTCGATCAAATCATCTTCGTTACCGTGCCAATTCCCGAAGTCACTGTAATCTAGTCTTTCGTCTAAGATATCCACTACTTCCTCATTCGTTAATAACATGATAAAACCTCTCTTTGCTTGTTGGTAAAGTGAGACAGTCTAGATTCTATCAGAGCTTCGTGCACCGATGCAACAGCGTAGGCATCAAAGCCGCCGATGTGCCATCGATAAGGTTCCAATGGTATGTGATCGAGCTTCCAATCATAGACTGTGGCGACTGAGCCATCCTCGAATTCTATAAACCATTCTGCGTTTGTTTTGTCACCTATGAACACAGTGGGTGCACCGAAACATCGACACAATTCGTCATAAGTGGCGTTGACATAGCCTCTAAGACTGCTCCCGTTGATCTGATCTGATCTGCATTGTTTATGCTTCATGTTATTCCTCCGTTATTCCAGCGCATCGAATAGCCATGCCCGAAAGAACTTCGGGAATAGAGTCTTGCCCAATCTCGTAAACGATTGGAGAGCCATCTACGGTCAGAGCCGCATACTTTTCAATTATGCCCTGATCTACACCCAGTCCAAGGGTTTCATCTAAATCACTCAATGATCCACATTCTACATAAACTAAGATTTTCATTTTAGCCCCTTTGAACAATTCTAAAGTCGTTGATGTCGTAAGCCTCGACCATGTCACCACATAACACAGCCCCTGCCTGTTCTTTTAAGAATAAGTCTAATTCTTGCTGTGCTTCCTCCCTTGAGTCGAAAGTGATCGGATTTTCTGCGTCATCTGTCCAGCAATTAACCCACCCGTCAAAGAGTGTAAAAGATTCTACCTGATATGTCATTGTAATCCCCTTAGTCAAGATCCCATGGTTTAAAAATCATGATAACCCCAGCACAGCCCAGCAATAGTACTGCAATGCTTGCATATTCCCACATTGTCATTTTGTAGCCCCTTTTAGTAGTTTTGAAATACAATCTTACCGTTTTTAGTGGTTGCAACGTACACGCCTTCATTACGCAGAAAATCTTGCACCATGTCATGCACGTCGTTTTTATCGTCAAAATCAACCCCCAACATCGGTATGCCATAGGCTTCGGCGATGCTTTCGGGAGTATCTTCAGAGAAATCACAGCAAAGAGCAATGACGTCTAATTCTATCTCTGTGCCTGTGCCTTCTTCAATCTCTTCAAGATATTCAAACAGCACTTCTAAGCCCTCATAAGAGAAGTTAGTCTTGCGATCCATGCGGTAGAAAGCGTCACGGAATTGGTTTAAGTTAATTGTGGTTTTCATGTCTAGGTTCCTTTTTAGTTTAGGTTTATTTTAAAACAATCAAGTCAGAAAGCGGAATCTTAACCGATTCATAGCCTCCACAGTACACGGAAGCGCAGGCAGAGTGTCCGTGAATGGTTTCCTTATGCAAAGCCACTACAACGCCACAGAATCTCCGAAATGCTTTAGAAGTGGTTTTTACCTTATCGCCAATTTTAATGTTGTTCATGGTAAGTGTCTTTCTTAGTTAAGGTTAAATAATTGCTTTACAAACTGCTTGCGCTCAATCTCAGGTCTTAGCTTCTCGAGAGCTAGCTCTATCGATGCACTAATCCCTAGAATCGATTCTGCCATGTCCTGATCGTACTTTGCAAGCTGTTCTGCTAGCTTGTCGGTCTTGACCTGCATAGCCTCTAGCTTGCTAATGGTTGTTTCGGTTCTTAGATACCTGCTCATGGTGTGTTACCTTTCTTAGTCTATGGGGTTGTTTAGGGATGCTATTGCTATCGTTAATGTTACTAGCATTAGGAGTGAGAGTAAATAACCTTCTACTGTGTGGCCTGTAAAGTGGAACAGTAAAGCGCCAAAGCCATTTAACATTGTACCTATGAAGAACAGTGCCGTGAAGTGTGTTGATTTCATTTTTGTTGCTCCTTTTGTTTAACTCAGACTCTACTATAACGCACAGAATTGCACCGAAGATACTAGGGAAAACCCTTATCTTGACAAACCTGGTCAGGTATTAGTATTGCACTCAATTGATGCATCGCAACATTGGCCAAGTAGGTTTGCTGTGTCGCAACATTGTCTAGGTAGGTCTGCTGTGGTGCAACACTGCCCCATATACTGCACTGCAACATAGCCTGCACAGACCTGGCATGATTCTTGCATAGCAAACACTGTGCCATGCTGCATAGCAACATAGCTGCATAGTAAGCACTGACTAACATGACAGGGGGGGTGGGGTAGTGGCAATGTAGATAATATTGTTGAACCACCACAGATACAAAAAAGAGCAAAATAGACCTTTGTTGCTTATAAGAAAAAGAGCATAAGAATCAATTACTTATCTATTTTCCTGCATAGGCTAAACAGGGCTATGAAATCAGTGCTGGAATCTGTGCATTGCGAAGGCCTGAGCAGGCACTAGGTAGTCACAATAAAGGCAATAAAAAAAGGACTTGACAAAATAGCAAAAATGTGCTATAGTGCTCTATATTGATAGCACTGAGACAACAAGTACTAGGTTGTGCCTTAAAAAAAACATACATTAACAACTAACCTTAGGTCTTTGTGTTTCCTGTGCTGATCTATATTGGAGAGAAACTTGGAAACAAAAGACCAAGATATTGTTCTTGTGTCTTCTTCCACCGATGCCCCTTCTATGCCTACACAGAATACGGTTTCTGTGTTACCTAAGAAGAAC